GCCCCTCCACCGGAAGACCGGGAAAAGTCCCTAGTTAATACCAGGGACCAAGATCGTACCACTGCTGAACTAGGCTATTCGCTAACCGTAGCCGCACTTCGCCCTTTAGCTCGACGGAGTTACGCCGAGCGGAGGAACTTGAGTGTAGCCGGAGAGCGAACGCTTTTAGCCTAGCATGGCAATCTCGACCGCCGATATGAAACTCGGCAATCGAAAGTCGACGCTCAGCTTCGAGATCCTCAATAGACCGAGAATTCCGTCGCAGACGCCAAAGAGAGCTAAAAAGATAGCCCATTGTCTCATCCTGGTAAGTTTTACTTACTTCCACCAGGTTTCGAACACGATATCCTTCGATACCATGTCGAGCTCTGCGAGGAGCGGACTCATCAAAGTTCGAGATGAATCCGCCATCACCAAGTGTTTCCGGAATCCGAAGCCGTAAGGCCGCGGGGACCGAAGCCACGAGATGATCAAATGCGACTCGGAATCTAGAATCACAGCCATAACTTTCGTTATGGCGATGGGCTAGACGCCGGATAGCATTCGCAAGGCGATAAATCGCAGGAACGGACGAGACATTACCTTTAAGGTAAATTGGCTTAACGTCGACACCAGAGAAGAAGTGGGCTCCACAACTCTCACGGAACGGGGAATTAAAGAAACTCTTTTTCCCGTTTATGAGAAAACCGTAGAACTGCATCATCTCTGAGAACAACTCATAACACGCACTCGGCAATATGACATCATCACCGTATGCGCTCACCTCATCACTAAGGTGAAGATACTCAGCGCAGCATTTTGCAACTGCGAAGAATATCAGAGACTCAAGCTGGAATGTGAAACCGTTCCCCATACTGGAGAATTTGTTCCACCGTCTGACTTGAGCGTTATGGGTGCCATAGTGAGATCGACAAGAATCCATAAGAGTGAACCAGCGCGGAGGGATCAATTCCTCAACGACGGAACACGATATGGAGTCGCTAGCAGACGAGAGGTCCACTGTTGCGAGACGGTTCGACAAACTACCGGCCCGCGCAAGTTTCTGGTTTCTCGATTGAAAGCGTAAGTCGACGCCACACCGTCGGAGACGGCGACCAATCATATCACCAATGGATTTCTGGAACCAAAGATTAATTCCAGGTTCAATGGCGATAACTCGATTGGCTGTCGAATCTTTCGGTACAGTGACCACCTTATTCCCAACCTGGAAGGCTGGAAAGCCAGCCAGGGGCAATTGGGAAGCCCAACGAGGATAAACCATCTCGAGAGTTTCCCATGGGATAAGGTTGTACAAATCACGCGTAATTCCAACTTCAAGTTGGAACTTCTTTTCTGGACTGGCTTCTCGCCGTTTTATCAACGTCGAGGCGCCAGGACCCCAGTCGGGAGATGAGAAAAACTCGTCCGCGGAAAATCCGCCCAAAATCCTTTCAATTTTACGGATGACTGCACTATGCAGCCAAACGGTACGACCGGCAAAAAGCGGGTCGACAGAAAGGTCTCGAAAGCGGATATTCGTTTGCTTACACAAGAGCTCGAATTTTTCGAACTTTTGCATAGCTGCGTCGTCCAAATCATAGGGCAAGGACAAATCCTTGAACTTTGACAAGAACTTCGTGGCCGCGTAAGCATCTCGGCAGCTCACTACAGAATTGTAATGAGCAGGATCGAACGAGAGATTTGCTAGCTGCTCGTGCTCTCCACTTTCGTAGAGAAGCCAGGCAGTTAACGCTCTCGGGCAATCAAGAGAAGATAAGTAGTCCTTCACCACCCTGGTAGTTACTGCCAGGGGAACGCGAAGTGTTCTAAGTCCTTTAAGGAACTTAGTTCCATGCTTTTCAAAAGACATGAGGACCTCCAAGAGTTCATGATGCAAACTGGTCTTACGACCAGAATTCGTAGCCTCCCGGACTAAAAGACCGGTTCAAAGTCCTCGACAGCAGCCGACAATGGGGTATTCGTTCCCACTGTAGGACTGTCATCGGTGGCATTGATGAGGTTATGAAACAGAGACGCTACGTTTCGGAGCAGAATCCTTCGCTCCGCTTGCGTACCGCGTTCTGGCAGCATGAACTCCATGACGCACTGGTTACTGTACGCCTTCGAGGGAGCCGGCTGAATACCGGACCCCGTCGACGGACTTGTAACGTCAAGCGTCGGGATGTCCAACTTCGCCGTCACCTTGTAAACTCTGCTTGCCTTGGTAGGCTCGCGGACCGACAAGGTGAACGTCGGGTAGCCAACTGGGATTCCTCCCACTTTGTCTACCCACTTCGCTACCCCTGGCTGATTCGGAACGAATCCGTACGGGGTAAAGTCTCTGTCCGTCGCGACCGTAGCTGACGTAGACCTTGCGGGCTGCGCCGACGTTAAGTCGAGAATTCCAGAGACGTGAACGATGGCTTGTGAAGCCATAGTTTTCTCCTAAACTAAGTTTCGGACGATACGGTCTCTCAGTGGAAGACACTCTTTAACAGAGCCAGGGCATTCAATGCATGCGTCACGGTGACAGGACTCTTAAACGACGGGAAGCTCGACACGGGTGGAGCGGAAAGCTTCACCCGGTTAAGCAACACGACGTCGCGAGAATAGTTACCGTTCGCCTGCAAAAACTGACCTGGCGGTGTCTCACCACTAAAACGTATCAGGGATTCCGTATGTTGCTTTGTGAACAGAGTTTGGTAACCACCAAAAAATCTCAGGCCATGAAACGTTGATAACGTCTCTAGCCAGGGACCAATCGGTAAGAACCAGTCTGCAACAAAGCTAAACGGAAGAAGTTCCCACCCGAGATTAAGTGGGTTTGTAAAGCCCGTCTGTGCAAGGAAAGCTATCAGGTGATTATCGACCGTAAACTGCATTCCGAATTTGCACCGTGATACGGTCTGGGCTCTTACCCAGCCACCGTACGTGGTGCTATTCTGAAACAGCGGAAGGTCTTTAACTTCCCAGTTAACGATCCGAGCACTTGCTGTGACCTGCTTAACAGAAGCATCTGCCAAATTTAATTTGGCCAGAGACTCCATAGCCCCGTGAATGTCCATTAGGAGAGGTTTCCAACCGTATTGCATCTGTAGCCAATTATCTGCTGCAGATTTGGTACCGGTCGGTTTCTTCCCCTTCTTTCCATAACGGGGTTTAGAGCTGCCCCAAAGAGTTGCAACCGCCTGAGGAATGTTTCCATTCTTCAGAGCGATACCAGTTTTAGCAAGCGTCTTCGCCGTATTAGCAATCAGCGAAATCGTCTGCCGAATCTGGACGACGTCTTGAGCGAGATTACCTTCAATCTCGTTTTCAAGGCGTCCGCGCAACGACTTTAGAGCCTTTTGTACGGCCCTCGCATCATGAGAGGGCAAGGCAGGCGGTGAGTAATGGTTTGTCCATGCCTGGTACTGGTTGAAATAAATTCCCGTTGAAGGGATATTCGTTTGTTCCAGTAAACCAGAATCATGGACTTCCACGATACTAACAGAGTGCGGATTAACCGGACGCTGTGCCTTCTTTAACTTGCCGAATCCTGGGGTGCGAACCCCGGACCAAAAACGCGTGTAGACAGTTTCAGTAGCAGTACCGGGGGCAAAGAAATATCCCCCATTATTGCCTTCACTGAAGAACTGACGAACACGAGTTCTAATCTCTGGATTCGGACGAGGTTCAGAAGACCGTGGGTTACTCATTCTCTTCCCCGGCTTAGGGTTAACCTGAGCCGTTGCAATGCGAACCGCTTTACGCTGATTCGCACCGTAGTCAACGCCGACCTGAGGCATCGAACTCCCTCGCGGGAGAACAATGTTCACAGAGCGACGCGACCAGTACCTTCGCTGATCACGAATTATGAGAACGTAGAGATACGCGGATCGAGACCCTTGCGAAAAGAGAGCCTTTGGAAATATAGACAGATCCTTTTTGTCTGAAATAGGCAAAAGAGGAGACTGAAAATACTTCCGGGACAATCGATCGTAGGTTTCGAGATACGAGTACTCACCGTCCTCTAACACGGTCTTCGAAGGTACTGCACTGGTCAACAAACCAGTATACGACGGATTAGCATCAAGAAAGGGAGAAGGCATTGAGTCCTTTCAAGAACTCATACAATCTCCCCAATTCGACGCTGTCGAACCCAAAAGCTCCCAAAACGAGAAGAGCCAAAATGGACGCGATCAGGATCTCAAGGGACCCTCCAACCCGTTTCCGGGTTAAAGGGAACCCAGGACCCTGCTTGCATTTCATTTTGGAATCTCCTTTAGGAGTTAATGGGGCGGGCTTTTAAAGCCCTCAACCTTCCCGGTTTTCTCAATCCGCAGAAGGGCAACTATGGCTAAATAGAGCTGGGATTTGGGCGAAAGGAAAAGCACTCTTTCGGCCTTGTCCGGATATCGACCAGGAGTGAGTACAAAGTAAAGATCACGAAGCTCGTCGCCAAGTAAAGACTTGACGATTTTGCCCCTGATCAGAACACTTGGCTCACCCGAAATTGACGTCCCGAATGTCAGCAGAAACTGCTGATACTCGTCATCTCCAATAGACATAGAAGGCCCTTTACGGAAAG